GCCCTGGAGGGATTTGATATCCGATCCAACACCACCGCGCATTGGAATAAAGTAATCCTCTTCCAAAGAAAGCGGGTTGTAACGAAGGTCCACTCGGCCCGTATTAACATCAACAAGTTGATTTCTTTTCATCTCCGTTTTAACTTTTTCCATATAGGTCGGAACATCTTGGGGCGGGATGTTGCCGACATCAATTTGAAAGATGCGTCGCTCTGGTGCGCGGACGACACGATAAGCAATCATCGCGTCCTCCAGCAAAACAAGCTGGCGCCAAATACGGCGTGCAGGGTCAAGGACTGATGTGCCATAAGGTGAATAGCGATCGTTACCTAAGATACGGAAATGTGCAACCTGCCAATTCTCAAAGGTCATGCCGGCGCCATTCCACTGATACTGCACATAGTTTGGGTTGGAATCATCCATTCCTTCGAGTCGTTCGACTTCATTATTGGGCATGCCAATAACTGACGTTATCCCAAGTTTTTCATCAATATCTAAGTATAAAAAGAAATCTCCATACTTAACCATCGATCGAGCCCAACCGAAACAATTAAACTCGATATTAAGGGCGTCATAAAATAGAGAATCTAAAATAGTTTTAATCTCGTGGTTCAAGCAATCAATATTCAAAAGGCGATCGTACTCATTTGAGGTTGTCATCTCATCAGCATAAATATCGATAGCTGACGCGATCTCGGGCATATACTCCATCTGCTCGAAGTCGATGTATCGTTCGGCCCGGTTCTGGTTACGGAACGCGGCCGAGGTCATCATATTATAGTTTTGAGAATAGTTGTTATCAGACCGCCGGAACTCTTGGCCGCTCATAGAGCGGAAACGATAACGATACTTATCAAGATTGTTGCGACGATCTTGGCGTGCAACTTGTGCTCTATAGTTTACTATGGGCCCAGATAGAAGCCTCGTTAGTCTCTTGAAGAGAGGCGATGCAGGATTTCTGGGGTTGTTCTCGTTTTTCTTGGCCATTTCTTATCCTTTTATCAAGCTATAATATTGTTCATTATACCCATCAGCCGCGGCTGTTCGTTGGTTTTCTTTTGTCATTTTATGGTCTGCCATTCCAGGAATCGTTGTTGAAATACTAGTTTTTGACGTACTAATAGAAGAGATGAAGCTCTTACTATACTCTACATTTTTCTGGCTTTCAATTATCACAGTATCTCTTACCCAACACCCTATTGCGAACGACATTACCAAATCATCATTATAACTTCTCATCGCCTGCGGCCGGCCGGATTGCCAAATAAATGTTTTCATTTCAGAAAGCAGGCGATTAGAATTAATTGTAATTAGTTTGTTTCTCATAAACTCTTCCATCTTCGCCACAATCAATGGCCGTGTTTTGGAAGATGTGGTAAAACCAGGAATAACCCCTGACTGCCACTGCGCGGCGACAGGGTCTACATATTGGTGGTCGCCCTTCCTAGAGTGATATAAGTTAGGATACCCTTTATCGATCAGCTTTTTAAGTACTGCATAGCCTATATTGTTGTTTTCTATCACTAGCATGGGGTTGCCATATTCTCCAGCAACTCCAAAAAGTATATCAGCAAAATCATCTGGTGTTGGTTTGCCTACATACTCTCCCACCACTTCCATGCTTTCTAATTCAAATATATGGAAAGCGCTGTTATCTTTTCCGTCCCCGCGCGCTACGTCTGCAACTATTAAATATGGCTTCTCTGGGTCATACTTTTTCCATATCCAATAATTTCTATCAAAACCGGTTCTGTACTCTGGTGTTGTAGTCTTTTCTAGATACCACTGAATGTCGTCGGGATGAATGACGGTCTCGCCTGACACATTGAAATTGCATTCCAGCTCTTGGGCGACCTGTCGTTTTGACATATTTTTGGTTTCTTTTTCAAACCATTTCTTATCGCGGTCGGGGTGCACATCCCACATAAGAGTGGTCATGTGAAAATCATTTGTGCCGGCTTCCGCCTCCACGCAATTCTGGTGGAACCAGTTACCTACGCCGTTGGGAGTAGATAGAGCAATACAACGGCCACCGGTCGATAGGGTAGGATAGAGAGCGGTCCATAGCTCACCCAGCTTTTCAACGTGGGCAGCCTCGTCGATTACCAACAAAGACAAAGCCTCAGAACGCCCAGCGTCGCCAGAAGTTGAAGATCCTTTAATCTGTGATCCGTTTTTTAGTTCGAAAGAAGTTCGGTTGTCTACCTCGATGTCGCTTATTCTCATCCATGGCGGCAGGTTTTTAATTATGGCTTTTACTTTTTTAACTAAGTTGGTGGCAGTCTGAAGCTTTGTAGCTACAACAAGAATATTTTTGTCGCGATGAAAAAGCATTAGCCATGCAATATAGGCTGCCGTAATTGTAGAAATACCAAGCTGTCTGGCTTTAAGAATGATATTAAAACGATAGTCGTTAAAATCTTTTAATAATTCTTGCTGATAATCATAAGCTTTAAAAGGAATGAGACCCCTTTGTGGGTGAGAAATTCTACAATAATTAGTTGTGAAATAAACCGGATCTTTTCCAGCTTTGACGACCTCTTTTAAAATCTCTTTTTTCGTCAGAGAGGTCATCGATTAAACCTTTACATTAGAAGGCTTTTTGGCTGTGTCTCTCCCTTGTGAAAGAAAATCTCGGATTGTGTCATTAAGGCGTTCTTTGCTATCGCCGGGTTCTATGCCTTCTACATCTGTTAGCCCACCAATACGATAGTCACAATGAGCTTGCACATCGGTACGATAGTTTGACATCCTCTGAACAAGAATATGAGAATCTCCTTCCTTTGTCAGCGTTAGGGTGTCACCCGTTATAGCTTTATACTCCTTCTTCAGAAACTTTACAATTTCATGAATCTGGCCTTCGACCTCATTTTCAAAGCCGCTGTCTTGGACTTCTTTAATTCTCGCCTCTGCTTGATAAGTTACCCGCAGAATAGGACCATGGAACTTAACACCAAAGCCGTCCATAACGCGGCGGTCATTAATGTAATGACCCTCTGACCTTTTAAGGCCGGCGTCTCTTGCTTTCCCATCTGCTTGTAGTGATTCCTCGTGGGCACCATCCCAAGCGCCATTAGCGGCGGCTTGATTTATGCCCTTTATGATGTCGTATACTGTTGCCATGTTATATTTCCTTGTTAGGTCTCCAACCAGTTTCCCATTTTTCTTCGCGTCCCTCGACGTATTTGATGTAGCATACATAACATGTATTAAACTTGTTCATATACAAATCATCTTTAGGACGAAAAGAATATTTATCACAAATAGGACACGTCCTATTATGGTCTCTAGTAAGTAGTTTTTTGTTTATTAAAAATCCGTCTTGTTCAACTTTGTCTTGAGTTTCGGCTAATTTGGCGAATTTCTTCTGTTGCAATTGTGATTGAGTGATGTACTCTTTTTCCTTTTCTTCGTCCCAAAAACGCTTCGGATTATGTGTTGCCTCTTCGCCATACTTCTGGGCGATGGCTTTCTCAAGTTTAGGGATATAGTTAGGATCTTTGTTAGTCATACATACGATTCCTAGATTTTATATCCATAAAACTGAACGTAAGATTCAGTATAAGCAAGATGTTCGGTGGCTTGCGAAGAATCAAAGTATTTGGTGACCACCACTACGGTATCGCCCCTATTTAGGTCTAGCATAGTGCCAACACTCACAGGTAACTCATCACCGTTCGAGATGTTGGGCTGAGAAAAGTATTCCCACTCCGTAGAGCCACCGTACTTAAATCCCATTGTAACATAGCCAATTGTTTTCATGAGATTTTGCCACAACACATTGGCGCGGAAAACATACTTCCCACTATAAGGCGCCGTAAAAGTACTAGTGGAAGGATCGTATCCTGATCCGACGTTAATAGTGGCTTTGTCGAACTCTACAGTGGTAGTCGTATTATGAGAAATCGCCTGACCTAGGCCGGGTGATTGTTCGATAGTGGCTATAGCACGGAATGATACACCAGAACTAAAATATTCCCCTAAAAAGTTTAATAATCGAGCTTTGGAGTCGACCTCAGGTATACTCACTGTGTTACGATCTCCGTCGATAATGCAAAGATACCCAACGAAGTAAGTGTGCCGATTCCAAATCCTAAGGCCACAAGGAAAGGGTCTTTGCCCGGCTTCTGCTTTAGAACCAAATCCGTTAGTCGGTCATTCTCTGCAGACTTAAGAATCATCATGGATTCGTACCTATCTTTCCAGGACGCAATCTCAATATCCTTATAATCTAATTGAAGTTGAAATCTTTCTGCCTGAATATGGAGTTCATACCCAATGCGCAAATCGCACTCGGCATCTTCAAACTTCTTCTCCGTCGTGAGTTTGGCTGCCGCGTCAAGTGATAATAGGACCCCATCGAACGGAACAATGTCGCCGGCTTCAACAGGAAGCACCACATAGTCGGGTGACGGCTCAGGGCCGTCAGCAAAAGCGGCCGCAGGGGTCATTAAAAAGACCGTCAAATAGAGTGATATTATTTTTCTCAACATTATTTTAATCCAAAAGCATCAGCCAAATCTTTAGCTAGCTTCTCAGGATCATTATAGCCTTCATCTATGATTCTTTTAAGTTCTGCTTCTTTTTGTTTATCAAGAGACTCGCCTCTTTTTTCAAACTCTTCTTCAATTTCGGCTTTTCTTTTTAAATGCTCTTTAAGACGCGCATTCTTTTCGGCAACTTCTGTACTATGAATGTTCTCTAAAGTCTCTATCTCTTTATCATGTGCTTCGCGCTTGGATTCCATCAAATCTAAAACGCCGGCCATGAAAGCTCCGTTTCTGGTTAGCGCGCCGATAAGGGCTGCGCAAACAAACAAAAGACCGATAACGATAACCCACCAAAACTTTTTAGCCCAAAGCCATGCTTTTTTCGCAGCTGTTCTGAGCTTTATCCAGGTCATGCC